GTTTGATCAGCGAAGACGGTAACACATTTGTTACTACTGAAAACTTTGACGACTACGTGGAGCCGTAAAAAGCATGTCAAACGTCCCCACAAATTTGATTCCAACCAGAATCAGTCAGCTTCCTGAGGCTCCGGTTGCGGACCCGGCTGGTTATTTCCCTATTGTTATTTCTGGTACGACCTACAAAGTTCAGTTCAGTCAGATCCAAGGAAGCGTCGAGGTTCCGGCTTCGCGTCAAGTTAATGCGGGGACGGGGCTGACGGGGGGCGGTTCGCTTTCAGCGGACATTACGATTGCCGTAGCCAACGGTGGTATCGGTGATCAACAGCTTGATGTAACGGGTGTCAGCGCCGGGACGTATGGTAGTGGGGCAAATGTCCCTGTTATCACGGTCAACACGAAAGGTCGTGTTACTTCTTTAAGCACGACCCCGCTGGTCATTAGCGGCTACGTTCCGGATTCGCGCCAAGTTGTTGCGGGTACTGGTTTGTCCGGAGGGGGAAACCTCAGTGCAGATCGCACACTGGCCATCAGCTTTTCAAGCGCCACCCCTCAGCCCCTAGGCTCGGCATCTGCTGGTACTGGCGTTAATGCAGCGCGTGATGATCACGTTCACCCGGCGGTGGACTTGTCGGATGCGACTGAAACGACCGGTCAGCTTCCGATGTCCCGTGGTGGTACTGGCGCAAACCTGTCTCCGATTGCAGGAGCGGTTGCGTACTCAAACGGTACTAACTTTGATTTAACGACTGCCGGTAACAATGGTCAGGTTCTAACCTCTTCGGGCGGCGGCGCGCCGACTTGGACGACCATTACCGGTGTTGGTACGGTTACAAGCGTAGATGGCTCTGGCGGCACGACTGGCTTGACCGTCAGTGGTGGTCCAATTACCGCAGCCGGTACGTTGACGCTCGGTGGAACGCTTGCTATCAGCGCGGGTGGTACGGGCCTTGCGGGTACACCGACAAATGGTCAGCTCCTGATTGGCAACGGTAGCGGATATCGGTTGGCTACGTTAACGGCTGGCACAAATGTCACCATTACGAATGCCACTGGATCAATTACGGTTGCCGCTGCTGGCGATGTGGTTGGACCGGCTGGTGCAACGAGCGGTGCAATCTCGCTGTTTGATGGTGGTACTGGCAAGTTACTCAAGAACTCTGTCATTACGATCAATGCCTCTGGCGTTATCAGCAACGTCAACACGCCGAATACGGGTACCGATGCTGCGAACAAGCAGTATGTGGATGATCTTGCCAGCACGGGCCTTCACTACCACGAAGCTGTGGTGCTATCGACTTCGCCGGGATCTTCTCGTACCGATACGTACAACAACGGAACGGCTGGTGTTAGCGCCACGCTGACTTCTGTCGCTGCGGGTACGTTGGTCATTGACGGCACTGTCGCAACCTCGACGATCCGAGTCCTGATTCAAGACTGCTCTAATCCGATTGGTAACGGCGTGTATGTTGTTACAAATCCGGGCAGCACCGTTGCTCAGTACGTAATGACCCGCTCTTCGGATGCGGACACCTACATTGAGCAGTCAACAGTCGGTTTGGATGCGGGTAGCTACTTCTTCACGACTGGCGGTACAAATAACAAGGGCGCTGCTTGGGTTAACACCAATAGTGGCGTTATCACCTTCGGTTCGACGGCTATCACGTTCTCGCTCTTCAGCAACTCGCAGGTGTACACCGCTGGCAACGGGTTAAGCCTGACGGCGACGACGTTCTCGCTGGATACTCCGGTTAGCGTTCTGAATGGCGGTACGGGCCAGTCATCGGCTCCGACTAATGGCCAGTTGCTGATTGGTAACGGCTCAAACTACACCCTATCGGCTCTGACGGCGGGTACGGGGGTTTCGGTAACTAATGGCACCGGGTCGATCAGCATTGCTAATACGGCTCCGGACCAGACGGTTGTTCTGACGGGTGGCGGTGCTACTAGCGTTACGGGCACATACCCAAGCTTTACCATCAGCACCTCGGTTTCGGCTGGAACGGTTTCAAGCGTTGATGTCTCGGGCGGTATTACTGGACTGACCTTTAGCGGTGGCCCGGTTACGAGTTCGGGCACGATTACGATGGCAGGGACGCTCGCCATCACCAACGGCGGTACGGGGGCTTCCACCCAGTCGGGTGCTAGAACTGCCCTCGGTTTGGGTACAATGGCCGTCCAAGATGCAAGCAGCGTTTCGATTACTGGTGGATCAATTGGAAGCAGTGTTCTCGTGAACCTGTCTAATTCCACGGGAACTATTAGCGGAGGCACCTACTAATGCCCACGATACTGTTGAAGAAAAGCGATACCGCGAGTGCGGTTCCTAGTACAGCTAACCTGACGAATCTAGCGGGTGGTGCAGAAGTAGCGGTCAATACCGCAGATCGTCGCATGTACACCATGAACAGCAGCAGTGCTGTGGTGGAACTGGGTACGAATCCAACCACCTTATCGACGGCCAGTCTGACCGTTACGACGGGTAATGCTGCATTCACTGGCACCGCCCAGCGCATCACGGGCGACTTTAGTAATGCGACGGCTGCTAATCGCGTTATTTTTCAAAGTAACGTAACAAACGGCGCAACGAATGTCGGCGCAATGCCAAATGGCACAGCCACCCAAGGCCAATTCCTTACGTATGGCGGGACAGACCCCGCAAATACTTCGTTTGGTCAATTTTTAAACAACAATTCTGAGGTTTCATTTAGAGCGTCTGCGGCAGGTACCGGCTCTTACCTCCCAATGACTTTTTGGACTAATAACGGCGAGAAAGTTCGGATAACCACCACCGGCAATCTGCTGGTCGGAACCACGACAGATCTTTCTGGGCGTAGCGGTGCGATTTCGGATGCTCTTGGTAACGTCCGCGATATCCCGTCTGCTGGCTCCGCTAAGACTTCAAACTACACGCTGGCCATTTCAGATGTTGGTGAGTTTGTTACGGTCGGGGCAAGTGGTTCGATCACGGTACCGAATGACATCTTCGCAGCCGGTAACGCGGTGTCGATTTACAACAACACAGCCAGCAATGCTACGATCAGCCTGACGATTACGACGGCGTATATCAGCGGGACGGATACGGACAAGGCATCGGTAACCCTGGCTACTCGCGGTGTAACGACGATCCTGTTTGTGAACCCGTCGCTGTGCGTTCTTACCGGAAGCGTGAGCTAACACATGTCTGGAAGTCAGCAACTTCTTTTGGGTGGCGCAGCAGCAGCCGCTCCCGCTGTAGATCCGTTCTTCTACTCTGTCACCTCATTGCTTCACGGCGATGGGACAAACGGCGCCCAGAACAATACGTTTCTGGACTCCAGCACCAACAACTTCACCATTACGCGCAACGGGAACACCACCCAAGGCTCGTTCAGCCCGTTTAGTCAGACGGGGTGGGGAAACTTTTTTGACGGAACGGGAGATTATTTGTCTGCCGCAAGTAACGCTGCGTTTGCGTTGCCGGGAGCGTTTACGTTTGAATGCTGGTTTTACCCAAGATCGTTTGATCAAACTGCGTCTTGGGGCGACACTATATTTACAACCACAGCAACCAACGGCATTGTTATTGCTCGCCCAACTAGCGGAACTAGCAATACTTGGGGCGTTGGTCAGGTAGGCGTGGCATGGATTATTTTGTCATCAACTCTCCCGACAAATAATCAATGGAATCACATTGTTGTTGTCAGAGACTCTAGTAATAACATTTCGTTGTTCTTAAACGGAGCCCGACTTGGAACCACCACATCGTCGGCCAGTTTTGCACAAGCAGCTGTTACGATTGGGTCGGATAACAACGCAGCAGATTCATTTATTGATGGTTATTTGAGTAATTTGCGTCTTGTAAAAGGAACTGCGGTATACGACCCAACAGCGACAACGCTGACGGTGCCAACTACGCCGCTCACCGCTATAACCAACACCTCGCTTTTAACTTGCCAAGCCAACAGATTCCTTGACGCATCAACCAACGCCTTTGCTATTACCCGCAACGGCGATGTCAGCGTTCAGCCCTTCTCGCCCTTCAACCCCACCACGGCCTACAGCACTAGCGCGGTCGGTGGCAGCGGCTACTTTGATGGGAGCGGGGATTACTTGACGGTGCCGGATAACGCGGCGTTTGACTTTGGTAGCGGGGACTTCACGATTTCTGCATGGGTTTATCCACAAGGTGCAGGCGGCATCATTGACCAAGGCGGTGGCGGCGCGTCTAGCAATCGCTCATTTGAAATTTACATGAGCAGCGCGTCTAGCATTTCCAACGCATACATCAGTTCTGACGGAACGTATCAGGCCGGGTACAACCTAACAGGCACAACGGTTCCAAATGCGTGGAACTTTGTTGAGTTCACCCGCGCAAGCGGCACCCTGCGCTTGTTTGTTAATGGTGTGCAGCAATCTTCGGTATCCGCTAACGTCACCATTTTCAACAGCACGGCGACCGTGGCTATCGGCAACACTTCAGAAAACGCCGTCAATCCATACACAGGCTACATTTCTGACGTTCGTGTGTTGAAAGGAACGGGGTCTGCAACAAGCACGGTGCCTACCGCTCCGCTTACCGCGATCGCAAACACTTCGTTGCTCTGCAACTTCACCAACGCCGGTATCTTCGACAACGCTGCCGTTGCGGATTACGAGACGGTCGGCAATGCCCAGATCAGCACCTCGGTCAAGAAGTACGGCACGGGGTCGATGGCGTTTGATGGAAGTGGTGATCGTCTATTTTCGCCATCAAATCGACAATGGAATTTTGGTACAGGCGATTTCACGATTGAACTGTGGGCGTACCCAACTTCGCAAGGTGGTCACGGTAGCAGCAATAACGACTGCCTCATTGATTTTCGCCCCGGCACAAATGGAGTGTATGGAACTTTATACATATTCAACAGCGGAACCGGAGTCTATTGGTTTGTAAATAGCGCAAATAGAATTACCGGCGCTGCAATTCCAAACAATCAATGGACTCATATAGCGATATGCAGGATTGCCTCGCAAACAAAATTGTTTATTAATGGTACTCAATCCGGCGCTACTTACGCTGATACAAATAATTACCTTGTTGCCCCGGCGATGATTGGTGAGTTTAACGACGGCGTAGGAGGTGGAAACTTCCAAGGCTATATTGACGATCTTCGGATTAGTCGATTTGGCCGCTATCCCTACAACTTCACGCCCCCAACGGCAGAGTTCCCCAACATCGGCGGCACGGTCACGCTGACGGCTGACCCATACTTTGACTACACCACTCTGTTGCTGCCCGGTAACGGCACGAATGGAGCGCAGAACAACACGTTCCTCGATAGCAGCACCAACAACTTCACGATTACCCGCAACGGCAACACGACGCAGGGTACGTTCTCGCCCTTCTCGCAGACGGGGTGGGGGAACTATTTTGATGGCGCTGCAGCAACGCGCTTGACGATGCCGAGTAACACGGCGTTTGCGTTTGGTACTGGCGCGTATACGGTTGAAGGTTGGGTATATTTGAATGCTCAAGCAGCCACTCAGTCCTCGTTTTTTGAGGCTGGGACAAATACCGGAGCATTGAGTACGTCAATCTTAAACAATGGAGCCGTTTCTTTAGGTACATACGGAGTGGGAGCCGTTTTTTCTTCTTCGGCAAATTCGGTTACACCAAATCAATGGTTTCACGTTGCTGTTGTTAGAAATAGCACTGCTAGCAACGACACGAAGATCTATGTAAATGGAACTGCTGTTGCAACAGGAACCGACAGTTCAAACTGGACTGTAACGACGACTCCAGCAATCGGTGGAATAAACCTTTCGGGATATACCTTAAATGGTTATATCTCAAATCTTCGCGTTGTTAAAGGCACGGCTGTGTATACGGCCACTTTCACGGTGCCAACCACGCCGCTTACGGCTATCTCCGGAACATCCCTGCTGACCTGTCAGAGCAACCGCTTTGTAGACAATAGCAGCAACGCCTTTGCCATCACACGCAACGGTGATGTGTCTGTTCAAGCCTTCAGCCCGTTCAACCCCACGGCAGCGTGGAGTGCAGCGACGAATGGCGGTAGTGGGTATTTTGATGGGAGCGGGGATTACCTCAACGGCCCATCAACCGGGCAGTTCGCGCCAACTGGCGACTTCACTATTTCAATGTGGATTTACCCCACATCGTTTGCGGCATCTTTTTATGTCTTAGCGGGATCGTGGGCGGGTGCTGGTGCAGCGAATGAATGGCTGATTCAATATGACAATACTGGTGCCATCCGATTCTTGACGACCACCGATAGCACATTTAGTGCTGCTGGCGTAATCAAATTAAACCAATGGCAATTTTTGTCTATTAGCCGTACTGGAAGCACGTTGACCGGCTACGTTAACGGTACGTCGTTTAGGTCTTATACGCTTACCGGCACAGTTGGCTCTGCAACAAAAGTTGTTTACATTGGCATTCAGTCTGGAACGACTTGGCCGTATATAGGTTATATGGCTGACTTCCGTATGGTTGCTGGCTCGGCTGAAAGCGCAACGCCGCCCACTTCTCCTGCAACGGCTATTAGCGGCACCAATATGCTGCTCAACTTCACCAACGCAGGCATCCTTGACGCTACGTCCAAGAACGACCTTGAGACGGTGGGCAACGCGCAGATCAGCACGACGCAGAGCAAGTTCGGCGGGTCGTCAATGTATTTTGATGGGACGGATGATCGTCTCCCCGCAGCGGCAAACAATGACCTTGTATTTGGAACCGGCGATTTTACGGTTGAAGGATGGTTTTATACTGGAGTTCCCGCAAACAATCGTGGGCTGTTTCAAATTTCATCAACTGCTGGCGGCTTGGAAGGCGGCAACACTAACAATGTCGCGGTTTATTGCAGTTCATCAGTTCTTGGTGTGTATTACAACGATACGTTCAAAGCCGGAACAACCGCTATTTCTTCAAACACATGGACGCATTTTGCTCTAGTTAAATACAGCGGAAACATAAAGTTATATGTCAATGGAATCGCTGATAGTGGGTTCGGTACTAATTCAGACACCAGAAACTACACCGGCAAAAACATTTGCGTCGGCGGGTACTTCAGCACTTCATTTTTGTGGAGCGGTTATATCCAAGATTTTCGCATTACCAAAGGCATCGCCCGTTACACCAGTAACTTCACCCCGCCGACTACGGCGTTCCTGACCCTGTAAGGTGACACATGACTCTTTATAGTTTTAAAGGCCATTACCCGGTCGAAGTCATCGACAACAACAAGGGTTGGTACGAAGTTCCGGCCAAGCCCGAGGCACCGGAGGATAAACAAGTTGCGTGGCTGAACGGCGAGTGGGTCGTGCGTGATCCCAAGCCCGAGGATCGCCCCGGCTACCAATGGAACTGGAACCATAGCCAGATGGCGTGGGTGGAGTGCGAGTACGCGCAGACTGCGCCGGAAGTAATTGTGCTTGAACCCATCTTAGTAACCACTCCGTCCGACTCTATTAGCCTCGTTGTTGACGGCGGATTCTCGGAGCCGATTACTCTGGCTGCGGGTTCAGATCCGATCAGCGTTGCAGCATTCAGCTTGGTTATTAGCAATTCGGAGCCGTGACGATGGAAATGCAGGTCTTGTTTAACATCGTTGTCGGTGTAGCCGCGTTCTTTGGCGGATGGTCGCTTAATCAGATCACCCGCAGCATTGAGCGTTTGGACAAAGACGTTCGCAATATGCCGTTGACGTATGTGACTCAAACAACGTATCAGCGAGACATTGACGACATTAAAAATATGCTCGGCAAGATCTTCGATAAGCTGGATGAGAAGGTAGACAAATGAACATGCAGAAGATTGTGGACATGCTGTTCCCGGTGCTTCTGGCCGCTGTAGGTTGGCTGCTGGCAGAGATCGCATCGTTCAACAATCGTCTGATTGCCATTGAGTCTAAGATCCCAATCCTGATTACCGAGGACGGTGTACCTACTGATAGCCCACTAAGCGCCGCTCGTCGTCAGGAACTTAAAGACGACATTATGGAAGACATCCACGACCTACAAGTACGGGTCAAGTTGATAGAGGAGCGCAACAAATGATGACGATGGTTAGCACGTTCCTGTCTTTCCTCGCAGGTGGACTGCCTAAGATCCTTGAGATCTTCCAAGACCGGCAGGATAAGAAGCATGAACTCGCCCTTGTTGCTGCTCAGAAGGAGCGTGAATTAGCTCTGGCTGAACGAGGCTTCATCGCTCAGGCTCGGGTTGAAGAGATCAAGCTGGAGCAAGTTCAGGTGCAGTCCGCAGCCGAGGAGCGCGTAGCCCTGTATCAGCACGACATGGAAATCGGCAAAGGCGCATCGCAGTGGATGATCAATCTACGGGCTTCGGTTCGTCCAGTCGTGACCTATATCTTTGTGCTGGAGCTGGTTGCCATCAATATCGCTGGTGTGTGGTATGCCTACAACACGGGTGTGCCGTTTGCTCAAGCGATGGCTGAAGTGTTCTCGGATGACGAGATGCTGATTTTAAGCAGTATAATTTCGTTTTGGTTTGGAACTCAGGCATTTAGTAAGAAATGATTGCTGTATACGCAATCCAAAACAAAGTAAACGGCGCTGCTTATGTAGGCAGTTCCGTTGATCTTGATGTGCGTATTAAAACTCATTTCAGAAGCTTGAAGCGTGGTAATCATTTTTGCGATCACCTTCAACGCGCATGGGACAAGTACGGAGAAGCCTCTTTTAATGTAAAAGTTGTTTACGAGGCAAAAGACCTGAATGAAGTCCGTTCGGTAGAACAAGAGTTGCTGGACTTTGTATTCCCAGACGGCGTGTACAACAGTAAGAGTTCAGCAATAGGTATGCCTGCCGGAGATAGTCATCCCTCAAAGCAACAGGGATGGCACATGAAATCAATTTTAAGCGACCTAGATTCAGAGGAGCGAAAACGTCGGTACGGTAAGGCAAAAGGTATTAAGCGTACTAATCTTGAAAATTATCGTAGCGGCGCAGCAAAACGTCTTGCTGATCCTGAGTTTAGAAACAAGTTGAGTAAAGCTTGTAAGGGTAAACGTAAGATTGTTACTTGCCCAAAATGCGGATTGTCTGGTGGTGGCGGCAACATGCGGCGATACCATTTCAATAGGTGTAGGCATGAAAGTAAGCCCTCGCTGTATTGAAATGGTAAAACACCATGAGGGTTGCAGAACCCGCCCGTACCAATGTCCGGCGTTAATCTGGAGCGTGGGGGTGGGTCACGTAATAGATCCTGCTCACTTGGCGGTGAAGTATGAGGAGCGTCGGAATCTACCGATACCCGAGGGCTGGGACCGGGCTCTCACGATGGACGAGGTGGACCGGATACTTGCTCAAGACCTTGGCCGGTTTGAGCGTGGTGTGGTTCGACTTTGCCCTGCTGCTGCTGGCCGTCAGGGAGTCTTTGATGCTCTCGTATCTTTTGCCTTCAACGTGGGCCTCGGCAATCTCCAACGCTCTTCCCTTCGGATGAAGACCAACCGAGGTGAGTTTGACAAGGCGGCGGAAGAGTTCATGAAATGGACCAAGGCAGGGGGTCGGGTGCTTCCCGGTCTTGTCAAGCGCCGTCAGGATGAGCAGAGGCTATATTTGTCTTAATTAGGGTATAATCGTGCCCAAATAGTCTTGCCCGACTGGTAAGACGCGG